CAAGAGTAACAAGCGGTTCTTTTTCACCTGCTTTATCAACAACTATTCAAAATAAGGTTGAAACAGGAGATGGTGGACTAGTAGGAAGTTTAACCCCTTGGAATGGCGGATTAAATACAGGTGATTCGGCTGGTACTTATAATAATGTAGTAATAACAGGAGTAGCAGGTGCTGGAGCAACAGCTACTGTAGTAACAGAATTAAACGGAATATTAGTAGATTTATCATCACCAGCTTCAATAACTGGTGCTGGAACAGATGCTGGAGCTTATGCAGCAACACAAACATCAGCAGACATTCCAATTGGAAACGTTGCCCCAGCAGGACCAGTAGGTGGTTCTGTTAGAGTTACAACAGATGCAGGAGGATCAATAGTATCCGCTGTATTATTAACCCCAAATAGTACAGGATATCAAGTTGACTCAGTTATAACTATTCCTGGCAGCACATTACAAGCAGATGGAAATTTAGGAGGTGCTGGAACTGGAGGAGATATAGTACTAACAATAACAGCTGCTAATATAGTTTCTTCAATCACATCTGTTTCTATTGTAGAAGATGGTGCAGGATATGTAGCAGGTAATGTTGTTGAAATAGCTGTAGATTTATTAGGTGTTGGCTCCACATTGGCACAACATACCCTAGTTGACGAAGATATTGTAAATGCAAATGCCTTTATATTAGAAACACTTTCTGAAGGAGTAATAATGAATAACACAACACCCGCTGGATCAGATACGGGTGCAACAGAACTACCTGGTGGCGCATTAGCACTTGGATCTGCTGATAATATCAGATGGGAAATTACAAGTGTAAATACAGCTTCAGGTGTATTTTCATTACTAGTTAGACGTGGTAATGATAATAATAATCAAAAAGTAATATTAGAATCATTTAATAACATCTCTTTAGATCCATTTTCTCCAAATTATATTTCAAGAGCAATTGGTGATATTACTTCGAATGTTGTAGTAGCAGCAGATGGTTCAGGAACATATTTACAAGAAGAAGGTAATTACCCTAATATATCTAATTATATAAGAGTAAAACAAGTAAATTTTAATACTCCACATTATTTCCAAAATAACGGAGTAGCAAAACCAGAATTTACTTCATCTTTACCAATAATAAGCTCAGGTTCATTTGATGAAGCAATAGGTTCAAATCTTAACTCAGTATCATATAACCGTTTCTATGATAAAATTGATGGAACAAATACTCAGGGTTTAATTGGAACAGATTATACAAATGCTATTAATTTATTAGCTAATCAAGATGATTATCAATATAATGTAATCTCAGCACCAGGTTTATACTATTCAAATTATGCTAACCCGTGTAATTTAATAAAAAATAATACTATTGCAAGAGGAGATGCTATTTATATAATGGATTTAGTTCCTTATAATACAGCAATTAATACCGTATTACAAAATGCGTCATCATTAGATACTAGTTATGCAGCCACATATTGGCCTTGGTTACAAACTGTTGATCCAAATACAGGATTATTAGTTTATGTACCAGCTTCTACTATGATTCCTGGAGTATATGCATTTACAGATGCTTCAAGTGATCCATGGTTTGCACCAGCAGGTATTACAAGAGGTGGAATGATTTCAGTAGTAAGAGCTGAAAGGAAATTAACATCAGCAAACAGAGATACTTTATATGAGGGTAATGTTAATCCAATTGCTACATTCCCACAACAAGGAGTTGTAGTATTTGGACAGAAAACACTACAAAAAGCAGCAACTGCTTTAGATAGAGTAAATGTACGTAGATTGTTAATTACACTTAAAGATTATATTTCTCAAATCGCTGATAACTTAGTATTTGAAGCAAATACAATTGCTACAAGAAATAATTTCCTAACACAAGTAAATCCATATTTAGAAAGTGTTCAACAAAGACAAGGATTGTATGCATTTAAAGTAGTAATGGATGAAACAAATAATACACCGGATGTAATAGATAGAAATGAGTTAATCGGTCAGATTTTCTTACAACCAACTAAAACAGCTGAATTTATTATACTTGATTTTAATGTGTTACCAACTGGAGCAACATTCCCAGCATAAAAAGAAAAAAACCGAATATTTATAATAAAATAAACATATAAAATGGCAGTATTAAACCCAAACGAAATATTTTTCACAGCTTTCGAGCCAAAACAAAAGAATAGATTTATAGCTTTTGTAGACGGATTTCCAGCATACATCATGAAAGGTGTAGGAGCCGTAACTGTATCACAAGGAACAGTACCATTAAATCATATTAACGTTCAACGTTTTGTAAAAGGTAAAACAACTTGGGGAACAATTCAATTTACATTGTTTGACCCAATCACTCCATCTGGTGCACAATCCGTAATGGAATGGGTTAGATTACACCATGAATCAGTAACTGGTAGAGATGGTTATAGTGATTTCTATAAGAAAGATCTTACAATCAATGTACTAGGACCTGTAGGTGATATTGTTTCAGAATGGATTATTAAAGGTGCTTTAATTACAGAAGCTTCATTTGGAGATTACAACTGGGATACTGAAAATGCTGCTCAAGAAATTACAATGACTGTACAACCAGATTATTGTGTATTAAATTTCTAAAAATTTTACTCACCCCTAATTTGCAAAATAGCTTGGCTTCGGTCAAGCTTTTTTGTATTTTACATATGTATAACTGATAAAAACGTTTTAACCAAATAAAGATTATGGCTGAATTTAAATTCCCAACAGAAGAAATAGAACTACCATCAAAAGGTTTAGTATACCCAAAAGACAATCCCCTATCAAGCGGTAAAGTAGAAATTAAATATATGACAGCGAAGGAAGAAGATATTCTTTCAAACCAAGCATATATTGAAAAAGGTAATGTACTTGATAAATTATTAGAATCTGTAATTATTTCTAAAATAGATTTAAAAGATCTAATTGTGGGTGATAAAAACGCAATTTTAATTGCTACTCGTATTTTAGGATATGGATCTGATTATAAAACAACAGTTAACGGAAGAACAGAAACAGTTGACCTTTCAGAGTTAGAGAATAAAGAATTTGACAGTTCTACTATGATTGAAGGTAAAAATGAATTTGCTTTTACTCTACCCCATAGTGATACAAAGATTACATATAAATTGTTAACGGGTCATGATGAAGCTAAAATTGAAAGAGAATTAAAAGGACTTAAAAAATTAAATAAAAATGCATCCCCAGAATCATCAACCCGATTAAAGTATGTATTAACCTCTGTTAATGGAGAAACTGAAATTAAAGATATTAGAGAATTTGTAGACACCTATTTTTTAGCACGTGATGCTAGAGCATTTAGAAAACACGTAGTTGAAACATCACCTGATGTAGATCTTAATGTTATTTTAGATAGCGGAGAGGAGGTAACAGTCCCTATTGGACTAAACTTTTTTTGGCCTGACTTTGGAGACAGCGCCTCAAGTTAGATTAAATATATTTAAACAAATTCATGAGATAATATTTCATGGTAAAGGTGGATACGACTATGTAACTATTTACAATATGCCTATATGGTTGCGTAAATTTACTTTTAAAGAAATAAATGATTTTTATACTGCAAAAGCAGCAGCAGAAAAAAATGAAATGTCTGCTGGTAAAACTTCATTAATAAATTCAGAAGGTAAAGTAAATGCCCCTCAATTTAAACAAGCTTCTAAAACATATGAAGGTAAAAGCAGCTATAAATAGTTGCTTTTTTTCATATTTATAATAAAATCTAATTATAATGGCAAGTCTTAAGGAAATCGAAGAAGCAAAATTGGCAGCTAAAGCCCTTAATGAAGAATTAGGGTATTTAGAAGATGCATTTCTTTCGATAGGCCAAAAAATAAAAAATGAGGTTACAGACCAATTAGAAAATGCAGATTCCCAAACTCAAGAGTTGGGTAATAAATTTTCTACAAACCTTAATAATGCTATAAAACAAAATGCTAACTCTTTAAAAGAGATAACAAAACTTCAAGACCAAATAAGTAAAGGTGTTAATGTCGAAGCAAAAATTACAAAAGAAATAGAAAAAATTGCAACTAGAAAAAAGACAATTACACGCCAACAAAATATTCTTGCAGCAAATGGTGTAAAAATAAATGAAGACATTTCCAAACAACTTAATGCTCAATTTGGTATACAAGAAGATACTCTTGATACACTTAAATCTGGAAATACTGAAAGACAAAAACAAAAATCCTTATTTACTTTACTTGGAGAAGGAGGTGCTAACCTATTAGACAAACTTGATAAATCAGGCACCGCATCAAAATTAATGCAATTAAATCTAAAAGATACAGTAACCCCAACAAGGTTAATGGAACTTGCTATAGGTTTTATAGTTGAGGCTTTTATATCTTTAGATCAAACAACAGAAAAAGTTGCAAAAAGCTTAGGGATAAGCTTCCATGAAGCTGCGGGGATGAATCAACAGTTCTCTCAAATTGCACAAGATTCAAATAATATATTTGTTACTACTGAAGGTATTGCAAACTCTCAAATACAATTATCAGCAGCTCTTGGAACTAATGCAATGTTTACTGCTGAAATGCTGCAAACTCAAACGGAGTTAACTCATCAACTAGGATTAAGTGCTGAAACAAGTGGAGAAATTGCTAAACTTGGTTTACTAACAGGTAAAACATCAAAGGAAATAGCAGCTAATGTAATGGGTCAATCTGTAGCTATGAACGCTGCCAATGGTACAGCAATTACAGAAAAATCAATTTTACAAGAAGTAGCAAAATTATCAAGTAGTATACAATTAAGCATGGCTAATAACCCTATTGAGTTAGCCAAAGCAGTTCAAACTGCTAAGCAATTTGGATTGGAATTATCAAATGTAGACGGTATAGCGGGTGGTTTACTTAATTTTGAACAATCAATCGCCTCCGAATTGGAAGCTGAAGTGTTGTTGGGTAAAAACATTAATTTAGAAAAAGCTAGACAAGCAGCTTTAAATAATGATCTAGCAACCGTAGCAGAGGAAATTGCAAAACAAGCAGGATCCGCGGCTGAATTTACAGCTATGAATAGAATACAGCAAGAAGCATTAGCTAAAGCTGTAGGAATGAGTAGAGAAGATTTAGCAAAATCATTACAATCCAGAGAAATATTAGCTAAATTAGGAGGTAAGGATGCGGATATGCAGGCTGCTTATAATAGACTAAAAGCAGAAGGTTTATCACAAGATGAAATAGCAAATAAGTTAGGGGATGAAAGATTAGCAAAATCCTACCATGCAGAAAATATACAAAGTCAATTTACAGCTTCAGTAGCAAAAATGAAAGAACTATGTGTGCAAGTTGCAGCTGCTTTAATTCCTATAGTTGAACCTATAGCAGCAGTAGTTGGTTTTATGGCTAATCTAATTTCTAAATCTATGGGATTCTTAAAAGTATTAGGAAGTATAGCTGCGGTTATGAAAGTTATTAAATTTATAGGGAATGATGTTTATAGACAACAAATATTAACAAATGTAGCAAATAAATTAGGGTTACTTACTGAAAATCAAAAAAAGAAAGTTAAATTAGCAAATAGTATAGTAGATAGGGGAGCTGTATTAAGTGCTGGTCAGAAAGCTATGATTGAAAGACAAAATATAGTTACACTTGTTAAAGGTAATGCAATAAAATTAAAAGATGCTATTCTAGATAAAGCAGAAGCACTTTATCTTGGGACAAAAATGGGATTAATGAGGGCAACAGTTGCTGTTCAAAGACAAGATTATTTATTAAAATTAAAAAAATCAGTTGTTGATAAAATAAGTGCTGCTTATGACGCAACAAGATTAGCAATTACTTCTGCCATAGGAATAGCTGGTAAAATAAATTTAGGAACTTTAATTGCAGAAAAAGCAGCACAAGCTGGTACTATTTTGATGTTAGGAGCTAGATTAGCTGTTCAAACAGCAATTGCAGCAGCAGCTTTAGTAGGTGTATCTGCATCTACTTTAGGTATTGGAACAATAGTGGCATTAGCAGCAGCTGCAGGAGGTATAGCATATTTAAATAGTGTTTCAAAGGGTAATGATATAATGTCTGCAGGATCAAATACATCAGGATATGGTTCTAGAACTTTATTTGGTCCTGAAGGAGCAATAGCCTTAAATAATAAAGATACAGTTATAGCAGGTACAAATTTATTCCCTAAAGGAGATGATGTTGTATCATCGCCTGCAGGTTCTGTAAGTATGGCTCAAGATAATTCACGAATGGAAAAATTACTAGAAAGAGCAATTAATAGACCTGATCCTGTAATAGAAATGAATGGTGATAAATTAGGTACAGCGGTTGGGAAATATGCTTATTCTACTCAATAAACTATACTTTTACAATATTTATAATAAATGTTTAACAATTAAAAATTAAAAATTATGCCTTTACTTAAAAAACTAGAAACTGAAGGATCTGTATTGACTCCATTAAATGGTCAACAACCTGTATCTTCATTACAATCTGGAGCAATCCCAGTAAATAATACATTCTCAAAAGGAACGTATGTTGATTATGTTTCTGAAACACCAAGAGCAGTAGATACAACAGGTAACGTACAGTAACCTATGCCCTTAATTAATCTAAGAACCGACCTTAAGTCCCTAAGGTATGGAAGTGATAGAATAGATAATGGTTCAAGTAACCAACCTTATGTCAAATCTTCTATACCAAGTGGATCCGGCCCGGGTCTAGGTGATGCTGATTTCCTCTTAAGAGGAGGATCACTATTACCCAGAGCTGTGGGAAGGGATGTTTCTAGGTTAACTCAAATGATGTTTGATTTTAAATCTCCAAATGGACTTTTATTTTCAGTAAAACAGAATCTTTTATCAAGATCAGCTGTTAACCCAATGGCGGTTTCAAATGATGGTTCTGTAGTTAATTTGTTAAGTAATCCTAATAGGTTACCTTTAAATAATGGTATTTATTTACCAACATCAACTATACTACAAGCAGCAGCAAACCCTTTAGGGGGACATTTATTAAAACAAGGAATTAACCCTTTTAAAAGTACTAATGAAGTTGCTAAGGGTAATATTTTATCTACAGGGTTTGGACCTGATTTACCTTTATCTATGCCCATTTACTTGGATACAGATGCTTACAATGAAAGAGTAAATACACAAGGAGAACCTACTAGTAGATTATTATCTTTTACAAATTCTTTTATAAAAAATGGAATAAATGATCCATTTGAAGATACACCTGGTTATTTTGTTTTAAATGATGATCCAAATCTTTATTCATACTCAGGAGGTCCTGGGTCAACATTAGGAGTAGGAAAAACAATAGTCCCTATAAAAAGTAGAACAGGAGTAAATAATCCATTTTTAGCTGGGTATAAATCTAAAACTGATAGATTTTTTAATAATTTTAAAAAGATTGGATTTGGTATTAATGCCTTTGAGGATTATTCAGTATTTAATAAACCAAGATCAGTAAATTTTCAAGGCGCAAGAATATTTAATAATACAATAAGTAAAGTATACGAAAATATTACTGGTACAGATTTAATTAAAAATCAATATAAAGAAGTAAATAGTAATACAAGTGCTTTAAGAAAATTTACACCTAATGTATTCGAAACCGGTTCTTTTAAACCCAATTCTACGGTTCCTGGTTTAAAAGATACTCTTGATTACGATCAATTAATGATAGCTGGAGACTCTGGATCAGCAAAAAATACTATATTAGAAGATTTTAGAGGTAATACAGATTCAAATTCTCCTATACAATCCCTTAACTATGCAAACCCTAATCAAAGATTAGATGGTAGAGTTAATTTAGGATCCCCAGGATTAAATTTTCCAAGAAAGAGTTATGTAATAGGAAGAGGTACACCCTTAGATAAAATTAATGCCCTACCTTTATATCAATCTAGTAAAGTTGATAATAGTAAACCCGTAAATGATTTATGTAAATTTAGGATTGGTATAATTAATAATTCTGACCCTAGCTTAAAAACCTATATTCATTTTAGAGCTTTTTTAGATTCAATGGATGATTCTTATAGTGCTGAATGGGCATCCCAAAAATATATGGGAAGAGCAGAAAATTTATATAACTACCAGGGGTTTGACCGAACAGTTAATTTATCTTGGACTGTTGCTGCGCAATCAAAACAAGAACTAATTCCAATGTATAAAAAATTAAATTATTTAGCATCTGTTTGTGCACCCGACTATTCAGATTCTGGATATATGAGGGGTAATTTAATAGAACTAACAGTTGGTGGTTACATTTATGAGCAAACTGGGATAATGCAAGGGATTCAATATGGAGTACCACAAGAATCACCTTGGGAAATAAGTATAAATGATGGAGATATAAATACAGAAGGATTTGATGAAACTAGATCTGATGATAGTGTAAAAGAATTACCTATGATAATTAAAGTATCAGGTTTTTCATTTAAACCTATTCAAAACTTTGTACCTAATAAACAAATTAATACATTCCAAAATGTTGGAAATGAAGGACCTAATGTAGATGGAGATATAGTGGGTTATGGTCCACAACAATTTATATCATTAAAAAATAGTCGAAGTAATAATTACGATTCAAATGGGTAGATATTCAGGGATATTAACAAAGAGTACAGTAGAAGGAAAAAGGTATAAAAAAACAGTAAAATACCCGGATATCCCCTTGAGTTTTGATGATATTTATGTCTATACTGAAGTCCTTGATAGATTTGATATGTTAGCTCAATCTTATTATGGTGACCCACAACTATGGTGGGCAATTTCAATGGCTAACCCTCAACTAGAACAAGGTTCAATATACCCACCAGTGGGAATACAGATAAGAATTCCGGGGAATATTGGTGGAGTAATATTATCTTATGAGAAATTAAATGGAATTTAATTATGGCTGGAAATATAATCGGAGAACCAATAGATGCAACTATACTCAAGCAAATAGATAATAGACAATCTGTTAGTGGTGCTGGGTATAATAGTAGTTCTATTACAAGATCTCCCCAAGTTTTAAATTTTTTAAATAATAGAAGTGCGTGGATAAAAATGGCTTCTGGTGTTTTTTTAGAAGATGGCGCTTTATACCAATTAGAAGAAATTTCAAAACAAGAGGGAGGGTACATTAGTGAAGATGAAATTCAAAATCTTAAGGGTACCAGCTTAGCTAAAAATACTGTACTATTTAATACAATCCAATCCTTTGACGCCCAGGGGGAGAAAAAATATACTAGTAGAAGTGGTGTTAGAAATAATAACCTTCTTCAAGATAGTCTTGGTAAAATGTATGGTGGCTTAGGTGGTAACTCTCAGGGACTACAACCTGTGGGAGGAATTACAGATATAAAAGTTGAAAACATTAATAGAGGATCGATTGCAAAAGCAACAGTAAATATTAAAGTATATAATCGTTTTCAATTTAATCTAATAGATTTAGCTTATTTAAAATTAGGCTATATAATGATGTTAGAATGGGGTTGGGACAAATATATTGACAGCATTGACCCAGAAACAGGGGCGGTAATTAAAGATATGCCTTATACCATAATTGAAAAAGAATGGTTTGATGGGAAAAATTATACTCAAAAAGATATCCTAAGATTAATTAGCCAAAAACAACTCCAATATAAAGGAAACTATGATGGATTTTTCGGTAAAGTGTCTAATTATACTTGGAAAGCAAATCCTGATGGTAGTTTTGATATAAAAATAGATTTAATTACTTTAGGTAGTGTAATAGAATCAATGAAAGTTAATCTATCCCCAGAAGTACCTATTGATGAAGCAACACTTAAAATCAACCAAGAAAAATTAGCTGAATTATTAGATGTAGAGGAAGGAGAAAATGAAGGAGAATATGATAGTCCTTTAATTAACAATATGGGGGGAGATAAATTATCTATATTCTTATCTTCAACAGTAATTAATTTTCCTGAAGGTAATCTTGATCATGTTTACTTACCTAATTTAGTAACAGAACTTATTCCTATATCCTATGGTACAATAGCAGCAATTTCAGCTGTACCTGTAATAGGAACAGCAGTTGCTGGAGTAACAGCAATTACTAAATATTTAACTTCT